TATAGACAAGCAGATGTTTGATAAGAAGCGCGGCTTTCAGTTTGGTCAGATGGTTGAGTTGCGTAACGAGGCCGTTGGCGGCAAGTTGTTGAAGCAGGCTGGTATTATGATGCCTGTGGATCAGGTGAAGCAGACGGTTGATCCGAAGGTCATGGATCAGATGTCACGGATCTTGGGGCGGCAAGTTGTCTGATTACCCTACAATGAGGAGATATCCTGAAAGGGACGGACCCATTGAAGGAGAGATACCGGCTACTCTGAAAGGTCTGGCTCAAGGTGCAACCACTGATTTAGGTGGCGGTATCTTGGACGCGGGGGCAGCGATCACAGGTGCTGCTTCAGAGATAGACCCTAGTGTACAGGTTTTTTCTCCTACTGCTTCGGCCTTGTCCGCGGCCAATCCTTTTCTTCAAAGTCTTGTAGATAAGTATGGATCAGAGGCTTTAGGTGAAGCTATATACGGTAAAGAGGACACTCCTTTACTGCAAAAAATCCGGGATGACGCTCGTTTGATTGGTGGAATAGCCGGTCTAGGTGAGATGGCTACAGCTAAAGCGGCTAATTTTGTAGCTGGTGGCATACAGGATTTCATGCGGTTTTTGCCGAATGTGCGCCCGCAGGCGGTAACTCCGGATGGTCAGATTATTCCGTTACCGGACGAGTCCCTTCCTAACACATCTGTAACGTCTATGTCTTCGGACGATTTCACATCAGGTTTAAAAAACTTACAGTCTTCCAAGTCAAAAATTTTGTCGCTGACGGACAGGGATGAGGCTTTTGATGCTACGGCTAATTTACAACGTGGGACGCCTGAAGTTCAAATGGTTAATACCCAGAGGCTTATGGGTGGAGGAGTTTTAAGCTATGCGATTGAGCATGGTGGTGATTTGTTGCACCGAATGACAGAAAGAGGGGGTAATTTTTCTGAATTTGCTAGACCCAAGGTAAAAAGTTTAATTCGCTCTTTAGAGAGCGAATATGGTTTTGGGCGCGAGTTCACGGAGAATATGCGTAGCAATTACCGGTCTAAGTTAGAAGCAGCTAAATCGCAGGGCGAAGAATTTTACCCGACTTTTGAAGATTACGAAGATGCTGTTCTAAAAAATTTAGATAATTATGCGGCATACCATTCACAGTTGCCTGTATTTAATGAGTTGCAACAAGCAGCAAGAGACACGGCTATATCTTTGGGCAAGCGTGATTTTGATGGAGCGTTAGAAAATTTACGAATATTAGACGACGCCATTGAAGACGGATCTTTTGTAGAGCGCAATAGAAGTTTTGATCCGGAGTTTGAAACGAAGGCCGCGGCCCAAAGTTCTACTTTGTATCGCTCTGAGGCAGCAAGTTATGAAAACCCAAATGAGGGTGCGATTTTTTATACTCCCGATAAGTCGTATTCGGATCTCTATGCGAGTGAGGACCGAGTGTTGCGGAAAACAAGTTTACCCGCAGATGTTTTTGACATTCGGGAGCCCCGCAACTCAGAAGCTGTGCTAAATTGGGTTAACCAGAAAGTTTCAAACTTAGAAGACCTTTCTGGTGCTTCGGTGGACATAAGGGATGTTTATGCCGGTATTGAACAAGGTGGCCCGCAGGGCGCGTCTCGTGCTTTAGCTGCTTATAACAACATTTTAGCTAAACAGGCGGAGCGTTCTATAATTCCGGGTCAAGCGGAAAAGATGTTTATGCAGGATTTCGGCGTTGACGCGATGACTATAAAAGAGGCTGGTCGAGACTTAGATGAATATAGCGTAGCTTTTAAAGACGCTCCCGTGAACAAAGCTCAAGGCGGCGTAATAACTTTGGCCGACGTAGCGCGGAACATGAACCGCGGCCCGCGGGGCGTAGCCGCTCTTGCACCAATAGCTAGGAATATGAACCGGCCTATGGTAAGTTAGGCCTAGAGGAGATAAGAGATGGCACGTAAACCAATTGGCGGTTTGATGGACAAGAATGTTCCTTCGCAGCTTGATCCGGAGGATTTAGCGGCGGAAGTAGAGCTTGAGGTTCCGGGCAGCATGGACAACGTCGTGTCTTTTGAGGGCATGGCGGAAGGCATGGACATTGAGATTTCTCCGGAGGAGGACGGTGGTGTAACCATTGATTTTGATCCGGAAGATCAGCGCGGCATGAACGACGATTTCTACGCCAACTTGGCGGAGGAGATGCCGGACCGTGAGCTTGACCGAATTGCGGGTGAGTTATTGGGTGAGTTTGACGCAAACAAGGCAGGAAGGCAGGATTGGGAAGATGCTTATGCAAACGGTCTTGAACTGCTTGGGTTCAACTACGAGGAGAGGACCCAGCCATTTAGAGGGGCTTCTGGGGTTACGCACCCGTTGCTTGCCGAGGCGGCTACGCAGTTTCAGGCGCAGGCGTTCAATGAGTTGTTGCCAGCCAGCGGCCCCGTGCGAACTGCTATTATGGGAAGCGAAACAAGAGAAAAGCAGCAGCAGTCGCAACGCGTAAGACATTTTATGAATTATTACGTCACTAACGTGATGGAAGATTACACGCCGGACATGGATCAGATGCTGTTCTATTTACCGCTGGCGGGTAGTACCTTTAAGAAGGTTTATTACGACGAGACCTTGGGCCGTGCGGTAAGTAAGTTTATACCGGCGGAAAACTTGGTTGTACCGTATGAGACGGCAGATTTGGACACCTGTCCGAACATAACGCAGTCTATTCGGATGTCTTTAAACGATTTGCGGAAAAAGCAGGTCGCGGGCTTTTATTTGGATGTTCCGGTCATTCCGGCGCAGGCTGAGATGGACTCTGTCTCAGACGAGCTAGACCGGATAGACGGTACGTCATCTACGCAGATTGATTACGACTGCACCATTTTGGAGTGTCATGTTGATCTGGATTTGGAAGGGTATGAAGAACTTGACGAGGACGGCGAACCTACCGGTATTAAAATACCATATGTTGTCACAATCAGTCAGGATAACGGGCAAGTCTTGTCTATTCGCCGGAATTACCGCGAGGATGACGAGTTAAAGCGCAAAATCCAGTATTTTGTGCATTATAAGTTCCTTCCGGGCTTTGGTTTTTATGGCTTGGGCCTCATTCATACTATTGGCGGTTTGTCACGAACCGCCACAGCGGCACTGCGACAGTTAATTGATGCTGGTACGTTGTCCAATCTCCCAGCGGGTTTCAAGGCCCGTGGGCTACGTATCCGGGATGATGATGATCCGTTGCAGCCCGGTGAGTTCCGTGACGTGGACGCACCCGGAGGGGCTATTCGTGACAGCCTGATGCCGTTGCCATTTAAGGGTCCTGACCAGACGTTGTTTAATTTGTTAGGTTTTGTGGTTCAGGCGGGTCAGCGGTTTGCCACGATTACGGACATGAAGGTCGGGGACGGTAACCAGCAGGCGGCAGTAGGTACAACTATTGCGATGCTGGAGCAGGGCTCTCGGGTAATGAGCGCTGTGCATAAACGTATGCACTATGCCATGAAGCAAGAGTTCAGGATTTTGGCTCGGGTAATGAGCGAGAGCTTGCCGCAGGAGTATCCGTATTCTGTAGAGGGTGCGGACGCCACGGTAATGCGGTCTGATTTTGATGACCGCGTAGATATCATACCGGTATCTGATCCGAATGTATTTAGTCAGGCGCAGCGCATTGCTTTGGCTCAGACTAAGTTGCAGTTGGCGGGTGCGGCCCCTGAGTTGCACAACATGTACGAGGTGTATCGGGACATGTACGACGCGCTTGGTGTGCGGGACGTGGACCGTATTATGAAGCGCATTCCTGATGATGAGCCGACTCCGAAGGATCCGGCGCAGGAGAACATCGACGTAATGGACATGGTGCCGTTACACGCTTTTGAGGGTCAGGAGCACGAGGCGCACATTATGGCGCACATGGTCTTTGGCTCTACTCCTATGGTGGGAAGTATGCCGACTATGGCTATGGCCTTGCAGAAGCACATTATGGAGCACGTAAAGATTGCGGCGCGTGAGCGGGCAGCGGTGCAGTTTATCCAGAGCAGGCAGGCCGCGGGCGGCGAGGCGGCCACTGAGGAAGAGATGTTGCAGATTGAAGGCTTGACGGCACAGTTTGTTGCGGAAGGTATGCAGATGGTCAAGCAGATGTCTGGTCAGATCTCTGGTGAGGGTCCTGATCCGCTGGTTCAGCTTAAAGAGCAGGAGCTTCAGATCAAGGCGCAGGCCGAGCAGGCGGATGCACAGAACGACCAAGCCAAGTTGCAGCTTGACGCACAGAACCAGCAGTTGCGGGCGGATCAGTTCCAGCAGCGGTTGGCGGCGCAAGAGCGGCAGACACAGGCACGTATTCAGTCTGCTATGGAGCGTGAATTGTTAAAGTTAGGAAGAGGCGGACAATGATTTTTAAAGGTATTTTGCCCGAAGCTATAGCTGGCGGTGTTGTTAAGGCAGTAACTCCGCAGGAGGGCGGCAGCACAGAGATGAGCGGTGCCTTGGGAAGGCTAATAGCTCAGAACCCCGAGATTCTTGAGGTGTTAAGAAAACAACAACCGGTGGATAGCAACATCGAAGATATGCCGAGACCGGAGTTTGACATACAAGACTTTGAGGTCATACCGGGACAGAGTGTTATGGACATGGCTCCGGACGCAGGGACTTTAATCCGTCTTGCTGACGGCACAGAAATGCGCGTAGGTTTTTTCGGGGAGCACACCCCTCTTCAGCAGGCTTATTTAAACGCGCTGCAAGAAAGACGCGCGGCGGCCACGCCATCCCCGGCCCCTACTGCGCCTGATCTGGTGCCAACACCGGTTGTAGAAAACCCGTTTCAAAGACCAACTGAGGCTCCACCGGTAGCAAGAGCATTGCCTATGCCGGAGCCAAACCGGGTTGCTGTGGGTCCTGCACTTACTCAGATGGAGATGTCCTCCCCGTTTTTTCAAGGCCAACAACCAAATGTCGCCTTAACTCCGGCAGAAGTTTTGGCTATGGCCCGTAATCCTTTTAATAGACCACGTTAGGAGACTAAAATGAAAAGCGTAGTAAAAATCGTAACAAATAAGCCGGGTGCGGCACCCAAGGCAGTAGAATATGCTGATATCAAGGGTCAGGGTCGCATTCCTTATGGCAAGACCGCGGATGTAACGGTTCCAGTAAATATGGGTCGTGCAACGGCTCGTGGCATGGGCGCTGCCGTAAAGGGTGGCGGCTACAATAGTTGTAGCTAATGCCATTAACGCGGGGGTCAAGTCAGTCCACTATCAGCAAGAACATTAGTAAGCTGATGGACGAGGGCTACAAGCAGAAGCAGGCTATCGCTATTGCTTTGTCAGAGGCAGGTAAGTCAAAGAAGAAAAAACGGAAAAAGGCATAGTTTTTTAGCTTGGGGGCGAAATGATTGCGGAGACTTTAGCAGGAATAGCCCTGTTTAAAAGTGCTGTAGACGGCATAAAAGGAGCGATTGGCACGGCTAATGACGTGTCTGAAATTGCGGGCTATATAGACAAGCTTTTTGAAGGCGAAAAGCAGGTTCAAGAACGGCGCAATAAAAAAGCCTCCGCTGCCGGACTAGCCGATCAGTTTGGTGTAGAAACGGTCGCCTCCGAAATCATAGACGCTAAGCTAGCTAAAGAAAAAATGTATGAAATCAGCCAGTTAGTGGATTTACGGTTTGGGCCCGGCACTTGGAAATCAATTGTAGACGAAAGAGCTAGACGTATACAGGAGGCAAAAGAAATGGCAGCAGCGGCAAGAAAGAAAAAA